AGGTAAGAGGTGTAGATTTTGTAGGCTATAGATTTTTCGGAGAGTATACCTTACTCAGAAAATCGACTTGCAAAACATTTAAGCGTAGGATGCTTAGCATCTCCAGTAAAAGAGAAAACAATGTGAGCCCTACTTATAGTGAGTGGTGCTCATTTAATAGCTATGTGGGCTGGCTACAGCATTGTGATAGCTTTAGGCTATATCAGAAATATGTAGAGCCTAATGTAGAATATATGCACAATTATTACTTAAAGGAGGTAAAAGGTAATGCAGAAATTTGTAAACGTAAGAACTACAGCGGAGAGCGTAAAGCCTCTTGAGATTGATGATTACCATGTATATGTAAATACAGGTATCAAAGAGATCCATGAGGAGGCTAAGGAGGGAGATCTTAGCTCTGGGTTTGATGGGTTTGAAATTGAAACACAGGAGATCTATGAGAAAGATGAGTACATCCAGCTCATAGCAGAGAAAAACAGCTCCTTAGAGGAGCAGGCTACAGATTTACAGTTAGCCTTAGCAGATGTGTATGAGCAGATGTTAGGGTTATCAGCTAAATAAGAGGGAGGAGAAAGATTATGGCACAGGTTTACGCTACTTTGATCCGCAAAGGGTTAAGGACTATTGATAATATACCAAAGGATCTCAGAAAAGCCGTACAAAAAATCTTAGACGGAGATAATGAGTAGTATGTTACTCAATATTATCTTAAAAACAATACTCAGAAAGGAGGTAAAGGCTATGGCAGTAATTTACGCTACCCTTATTGTAAAGGGCAAAAAGACGATCAATGATGTACCGCCAGTAATCAGAGAGCAGGTTAAGCAGATCCTCATTGATCTTGATTTACCAGAGCTTGCAGAGTAAGCCACAGGGGGAGAGCTAAATGCTCTCCCTTTTATTATGGCGGAAAGGAGGATCTTATGGATATGGCTACAGATGCAGATATTAACATCGAGCATAGACTTACTGAGGTAGAACAGCGAGCAAAGAGTAACACTAATCGACTTAATGAGCATGATGAGATACTCAAAAGCAATAGTGAGATGATTGGAGCTATAAAGGAGCTGGCTACTGAGGTTAAGTATATGCGTGGGGATCTGAATGAAACCGTTGAGAGGCTTAACAAGCTGGAGGGTAAGGATGGGGATAAGTGGGATAAATTCAAGTGGCTTATTGTAACAGGGCTTGTAACACTTATCTTAGGATACTTAGCGGTTTCTGTAGGATTAAAGTAAGGAGGGGATCCAGTTTATCTCTTTACCTCATTTTGAGGTATCGTAGCAACTATTAACAAACTCACAAGGAGGTACAGTATGAATTTAAAAGTTAGAGTAAAAAATCCTGTATTCTGGGTACAGATTGTACTTAGTATTTTAACTCCTGTGCTTGCGTATGCAGGACTTACAGCACAGGATCTTACCACATGGAGTAAGGTAGGGGAGCTCATTGTAGGAGCTGTCTCTAATCCTTATGTACTCTCTTTAGTGGCGGTATCGGTTTGGAACACTCTGAACGATCCGACTACAAAGGGATTAGGCGATAGTGCCAGAGCAAAGAGCTATACAGCTCCACAGTAAATATATTTATCAGACAGACAGGGAGAGCCTTTACAGGGCTCTCCTTTTTAAGTGTTTAGATCGGAGGTATTATTATGACAGAGAAAGAAATCAGATCAAAGGTTGTTGAGATCGCTAAGGGTTGGTTAGGCTGTAAAGAGAGTGACGGATCCCATAAAAAGATTATTGATACTTATAACGCTTGTAAGCCACTCCCTAGAAGTTATGCTGTAAAATATACAGATGCGTGGTGTGCTACTTTTGCATCCGCTGTAGGTATCAAGGCAGGGCTTACAGATATTATCCCTAGAGAGTGTAGCTGTAATCAGTTTATCCAGCTTGCTAAGAATATGGGTATCTGGGTAGAGAATGATGCTTACACTCCATCCGCTGGAGATATGATCCTCTATGATTGGGATGATAACGGAGTAGGAGATAATACAGGTAGTGCGGATCATATCGGTATTGTAGTATCTGTATCTGGAGGCGTTATTAAGGTTATCGAGGGTAACAAGAGTAACGCTGTAGGCTATAGAGATCTTGCAGTAAACGGTAAGTATATCAGAGGCTTTGTTACTCCTAAGTACAGCTCTAAGGCTACTAAAGAGGAGGCTCCTAAGCCATCTGGTAACGGAGGAGGCTCTTACAATATTGGAGATATTGTAAACTTTACAGGATGCCTCCACTATACCAGCTCTACAGCTAGTGGCGTTGCATACGGTTGTAAGGCAGGACAGGCTAAGGTAACTAACAAGGCTGAGGGTGCGGTACATCCGTATCATTTACAGGCTATCTCTGGTAAGGGCTCTACTGTATATGGCTGGGTAAATGCTGGAGATATTTCTGGTAAGACAGGCGGAGGATCCGCTAAGACCTACACAGTAGTTAAGGGAGATACTCTTAGCAAGATCGCTAAAAAGTATGGAACTACTGTAGATACTCTGGTTAAGCTCAATGGTATCAAAAATAAAAACCTTATTAACATCGGACAGGTAATCAAGTTACCTTAATCCTTTAGGCACTCCTTAATATTTTTTCATATAGAGGGCTACTGGCTGTAAAATGCTGGTAGCCCTCATTTTTTAGTTGTATCTAGTATATAAGGGGTGTATAATAGATAGGAACTGAAAACAGCCTCATAAAGCCCTCTATTTTATCGAGAGTAAAGAAGTCTACACCTAATATATAAAAGTGGCTGTATGAGGCACACAGGAGCTCACAGGACTATTACAGGAGGGTAAACAGGATGGCATACAGGAAAATAACGGATATAAGAGATACTATTGGTATGAGAGCGGTATTTTATGCCAGAGTATCTACAGCGGAGGAGGAACAGCTAAACGCTATAGAACTCCAGATTGAGGAGAATAGAGGATGTATTAAGGAGCATGGCTGGAAACTGGTAGGAGAGTATATTGATCGCAGTAAGAGCGGTACGATGGTAAAGGGCAGAGATGATTACCAGAGGCTCTATGAGGATTTGTATGAGGATCTATTTGATATTGTAGTAATCAAGGATCAAGAGAGGCTCCAGAGAAATACTCTGGATTGGTACCTCTTTATTAACAGGGTAGTACAAACAGGAAAGCTCCTGTTTATGTACATGGATGGGAAATTTTACTCCCCAGACGATGCTCTTATAACAGGTGTACGAGCGATCATAGCAGAGGAATTTAGTAGAAACCTTAGTAAGAAACTCCATAACTACCACGATCACAGAATAGAGAAAGCCAGACAGGGGCAGGAGATAGCCTTACAAGGTAGTGGTAATGTATATGGATGGGATAAAAAAGATGGTAAGTATTATATAAATCCAGAACAGGCTAAGGTAAGGAGGCTCATGTGTGAGGGCATTATGGCAAGAAAAGGATCTACCCTCATAGCTAAGGAGCTTAATGATGCTGGATACCGTAACACGGTAGGGAAACCGTGGAAACCTATGGATATACCTAAATTTGTATATGATTGTAAAAATGTAGGTACCATGATTATAAACAAAGAAAGACATGATTTTGAGAGTAAGCAAACTATAAAACTCCCTAAGGAGGAGTGGGTATATGTAGAAAACGCTCTCCCTCCGATAGTCACACAGGAGGAGTGGGATCTAATCTGTAAGATCCATGAGGAAAGAGTAATAGCCACAGGATCCGACAGGAGAGGCAAGAAAACCAGCGGATACTCTTTTAGTGGTAAGCTGGTATGTGGTATCTGTGGGGCTCCTTACTGGAGGAAACAGAGAGTATCTAAGGATGAGTACTGGGTATGCAGTACAAAGCAGACTAAAGGCAGGAGAACCAGAAAAAGAGATAGCACGATGGGGAAAGCTGGAGAGATAAATCCTTTAGGCTGTGATAATGAAAATATCTCTTATAACTCCCTCATGGAGATAATGGGGGTAGTATCAGAGCGATTACAGGCAAATACAGACACAATAAAGCAGGATATGATAAATTGGCTTACTAAGCTCAGAAAACAGCTCCTAGAGGCAAATGGAGGGCATACAGAGGCAGATCTACAGCGTGAGCTCTCCAGAAAAAGTAAGTTACTGGACGCCTACTTAGATGGGATCCTAAATAAACAGGAATACCAGAAAAAAGCAGAGGAGTTAGATGAGAGGATCATCCAGTTCAAAGCAGAAACAGAAAAGAATAAGGCTAACTCTGGAGATATTGCAGAGATAGATAAGGTACTGGCTAACATAGATGAGGAGGTATCCAGATATGTAGATGGTAATGAGAAATTAAAAGTAGAATACCTCTTAGAGCACTTAGAGCAGGTACAGATATTCCCAGATAAGGTTATAGTTATAGTACCGATATTGAGCGAGGGGATAGTAGTAGAGAAAACTCAGTATGTATCTAGGGAGAAATGTTCCAAGATACATACTGAAAGTATGATCCACTACTTAGAGGATTATATGTACTGTACTAGAAAGCTGGGGCTTTATGTGCAGTTAGTAGCATAAATTATATAGGGGTTATCTAAATATATTTACCTCCTGTGATTAAGTTATATAAAGACTAAATCACAGGAGGTTTATTTTTATGATAACAGTAGAAAAACTGGAAAAAGGTACTTATTTTGATGATGCTTTTAAAATCTCATTTAGATACGATCCCACTACTGTAGCTAAGGTAAAAGAGCTGGCAGAGCGGAGATATTTACCAGAGGATAGAGCGTGGGAGATCCCAGCACATGAGCTACCAGCTCTCATAGAGAAAGTAGGGCTTAGCAATATTAAAAGTGAGGAGGCTGTAGTACAGGCTCTCAATACTAAGGAGATCGAGGATAAAAGGGAGGCTACACAGGAGAGGCTAAAGGGTATTAAGCCTGTAAGAGATTTTGATTTTAAAACAGCTCCTCTCCCTCATCAGATCGAGGCTTTTAATTATGGAATGGAGAAAAACTCTTTACTTATCGGAGATGAGCAGGGCTTAGGCAAGACAAAGGAAAGTATTGATATTTGTGTAGCCAGAAAGAAAGAGCTCATTAAAACCCTTATTGTATGCGGAGTAAACTCTGTAAAATATAACTGGGAAAAAGAGATCCAGATCCACTCTAACGAGGGCTGTGTAATGGTAGACGGTAAGACAATGGATGTTAGAGTACAACAGCTAAATGACTGGTACAGAGGCTCCTCTTATTTTGGGGTTATCAATATTGAGAGCCTCAGAAATGAGAAAATACAAGATGCTCTCTATCTGGGGATTAAGGATGGATATATAGGAGCTATTATTGTGGATGAGATCCATAAGGCTAAAAACGGAAGCTCTCAACAGGGAAAAGCTCTTAGATTTTTGAAAGCTCCAGTTAAGATAGGGTTATCTGGTACTCCGATGAATAAAGCGGAGGATCTGTGGAATATCCTTACATGGCTGGGAGTAGAGAGGAGATCCTTTTATAGTTTTAGAAATGCCTATTGTACTATGGGAGGTTTCGGAGGCTATAAAGTAATCGGATATAAAAACTTAGATAGCCTAAATTCTGAGTTAAATACTGTAATGCTTAGAAGAAAGAAAGAGGAGGTATTAGATCTCCCTCCTAAGCTGTACAGTACTGAGTATGTAGAACTTACCACAGCCCAGAAAAAACAGTACAGGGATATTAAAAATGGCATTGTAGCGGATATGGAGAATATCTTAGCCTCTGTTAATCCTCTTAACTGTACTCTTCGCCTCAGACAGCTTACCAGTGGTAATACTAACTTAACAGATGATAGCCCTAAGCTGGATCGTATTAAGGAGATGCTGGAGGAGGAGATTATCCCTAACGGTCACAAGGCTATCATATTTTCTCAGTGGAGC